CCTATATGGGAAGAGCAATTCCCTTTAACTAAACTAGAACGTAAGAAGTCTGAGTTTGCTGAAGCGGGTATGTTAAACAAATTTGCTCAAGAATATATGAATGATGCACGTGATGCATCATCAGCTTCGTTTAAAATAGATAGAATTAAATATCATAACGGTGTATTTAAAAGTGAAGATAGGTTTTGTTTCTTAGATTTAAATGGCGAATCAATACCATTAAACGTATATATGGGTGTTGATATTGCTGCTACAGCTACTTCTACGTCAGACTTTCAAGTAATTGTTGTTATGGGTATAGACTCAAATAAAAATAGATACGTACTTGATTACTACCGTGAACGTATACCAACCTTTGATTTACCAGAGATTATTATACAATATGCACGTAAGTATGCTCCAGTTCGTAGAGTTACTATAGAAACCGTAGCCGCTCAAGAGATGGTACGTGATATGACAACAAGACTTGCGGCAGATGATAGAAGATTGATGCCGGGTATATTTAAAGGCGTAAAGCCTCCGGGTGGAATAAAAAAACAAGATAGACTTGAAACTTCGCTAGGAGCTATTGTAAATTCGAAAAAATTATACATACGTAAATCTATGACCGAGTTGGTTGATGAGATGTTTGAGCATCCTGTTTCAAAGCACGATGACTTAATGGATGCGTTGTATTATGCTGATTATTTTTCACAACCACCTGCAAGTAGCAGGTTTAAGAAAGGCACTTCAGATACAATTTCTAAAGTGAGACAAAAATTGAAATCATATAACTGGCTTACAGGTGCAAAAATTTAATGGAATACGACCCAAAAGCATTATATAACGAAGAATTATTTAAAAGATGGCGAGATGCTAGAGACTCTTGGGATTCTCAAGCACGTAAGGATTTAGACTTTTACTTAGGTAATCACTTTACTTCTGATGAGTCTGATGAACTACAATCACGTAATCAGGCAGATATTCCTATGGATAGAATATCTCCTGCTGTAGAAAAACTAAAATCATTTATGACTGCTAGACCACCAGTCTTTACTGCTATGCCACGTGAGGATAGTGATGCAAAGATGGCAAAAGTTTGGCAAACAATGCTTGGAGCTATATGGGAAGGCTCAGATGGAGACTCTCAAGTAAAACAAGCTATACACGATTTTTCAACCGTTGGCATTGGATATTTATACGTATATGTTGATGCCGAAGCTGATATGGGTAGAGGTGATGTAAGATTTGTTCACATCAATCCTTTTAGGGTTTACGTTCCTCCTTCATCAAGAGACAGATGGTTTGGCGATGCCGATGGAATCATCTTGTCTACTATTTTAACAGGTGAACAACTTGTAAACCTCTACCCTGAATTAGGTGCAACGATAGATAAAGAAACTGGAGAAGAGTTAGATAGTATCTTAAATGATATATCTACGTACTCTGATGAAGACTTTCCAAATACTCAAAACAAACTATCAAGAGATGTATATACACCATCAGAAACAAAAGACTATGATTACTACCGTGAGAATAAATATCAGGTCTTAGAAAGATTTTATAAAAAGAAAGTTACGTTTTATAGACTTATAGACAATCAAACAGGAGCAGAGTCTATACTTAACGAAGAAGAGTTCTTAATTATTTCAGACGAACGTGCTAGTGATTTTGAAAGAAACCTTTTATCATATGAAGCTTTTATACAAACAAGAGTAGCTGTAATGGTTACTTGCGGTGAAATAGTATTAGATGAATACACATTAAATTTAAAAGATTATCCTATTGTAGCTTTTCCTAATAACTGGACTGAAACACCTTACCCAAGGTCTGATGTATCTAGGGCATTGCCAATGCAAAGATTGTTAAATAAACTATGGTCACTTGCATTATCACACGCTCAAGCATCAGCAGGATTAAAATTACTTGTACCTGTAGGTAGTGCAGTAAATGGACTAGACCAACTAGAACGTGATTGGGCTAATCCTAATGCAGTTATAGAAGTAGATAGTTCACAAGGAGAACCACATTATCCATCTCCTACTCCACTAGCAGGAGAGTTTTATAGATTAATACAACAATGTGAGTTCTATATAGATTTTATATTTGGTATACCAGAGATTATGCACGGTATGGCAGATAAAGCACCTGAAACATTTAAAGGTACGCAACAAATGATTGCGTTAGGTTCTGAACGTAGTAAATCAAAGTTACGTGATGTAGAACATAGTATTATAAAATTAGGTCGTGTTATCTACGCAATGTCTAAACAACAGTATACGTATAAGAAATATTTTAGAACAGCACAACCAAACAATGATTTAACAGAAGTAACAGTAAATATGTATGATGATATGACGCAAACAATCATAGACATACAAAAAGACAAAAATAATATTGAGCAGCACGATATACGTATTGTTCCCGGTTCTACGTTACCTACTTCTAAATATGCAGAACTTAATGTATATTTAGAGGCGTACCAAATGGGTATAGTTGATAAACTTGAGGTTCTTAAAAAGAATCCAGAAATATTTGATAAAGAAGGTATAATGCAAAGAACAGGTGAAATACAACAGTTACAAGCAATAAATGCTCAATTACAAGAACAATTAAAAGAATTGCAAGGAGACTTGCAAACCGCCCGAAGGGAGTCTGTTGCAGACAGAAAACGAGTAGAGGTTCAGAAATTTAAATCTAAACTCGGTAATGTAGCAGCAGACGCTAGAGCTGATAAGAGAATAAATGCCAACGAACTAACAACCAAGGTGAGGCTCGAATCGGAAAGATTACAAAATGCTATCGCACGTCAGCAAGATGCTATGCTCGGTAGTATGGGTAGTCCAGTTCCAGATGATGACGAGACATCTTAAAGAAAGGAAATTAATATGGCTGAAGCTAATGCAGATGCTGTCGTAGAACAGCAAATCGAACAAGAACAGGAAACATCCGCAAACATAGATGGTGAGCAACCTGTAGAAGAACAACAAGTTGAGTCTAATCCACTTGAGGATGAGGTAAAAAAATGGCAGTCAATGTATGACAAAGCAAGTGCAGATAATGCAAAGTTGCAATCGTCCATTACAGAGTACCTCAGTATACAACAGGAAAATCAAAAACAGGCAGAGCAACCACAGCAGGTGCAAATGTCCGAGGACGAATTTAACCCTTGGGATGCATACTACAAACCGGATTCACCGTCATATCAGATGAGAGTACAGAAAGAACAACAAACTATACATAGTGTAGTAGATAAAGAAATTGGACGTATGCAATCTGAAATGACTATGAATAACACACGGAACGAACTACGTAACAATCATAATATGAATGATAGTGACATAAATGAGTTTCTCGATTTTGTATCACAACCAAAATCTAACGTACCTGTAGGTTCGTTAGTTAATCTTTGGCGTGAACAAACAGGAAAGTCTATGTCTCAACAAACCGTACAAGTTCCACAAACGAAACAACCGACTCCACGTACAGCAGGAACTCAGAGTAATCAAGTTCCAGTACGTAAGTCAACGGAATCAAAAGCTTGGGATGTTTTATTAAAAAACTCCTCGGCTGGTAGATTACCTTAACATAAACATAGCATAGGAGAATATTATGGCTATATCATATAACTCAGGTGGTTTAAAATCATCTGACATTACAGCTTCTGCTTCTAGTGCTGACATAGGAACTGCCCCAGACCGTAGGCGGATTTATAACTTTGGTGATAGAGTACACGAACTGACTCCAGAAGAGTCACCGTTCTTTGTATATCTTAGTCAGATTAATAAAGTACCTACGGACGATTCAGTATTTCGTTACCTCGAAAATAGAAACCCAATTAACTGGACAAATAGAAGTTTCGTAATGGCTAACGCCCCCGGAACTGTTGCTGCTGGAAGCTCTTATAGCTTTTCAGTTGCAGATGCTGCTACACCAGCAGCTTCTATTGACTGGCTACAAAAAGGTATGGTATTTGCAGTTCAATCTGCTGATACATCCGATGGACTAGCTCAGATTGTTGTTCGTGTTGCTTCTGCTGTTACCGATGCTGGAACTAGTAGTTCCTTCACAGGTCAGGTAATATCATTACCTAATAGCGGAGTAACAGGATATAATGCAATCGCAGATGATGATAACTGTCAAGTAATTGGTACTTCTTTTGAAGAGGGTTCTGGTGCGCCTGATGTTTTCTCAACAGAAATTGAAGATAATTATGGATATACTCAAATCTTTAAAACTGCTGCTGAGATGACCGGAACTGCATTAGCAACTCGATTCAGAGGTTACGAATATGAATGGAATCGTATTTGGGCAGAAAAACTACGTGAGCATAAAGTAGACATAGAAAGAGCAATGCTCTTTGGACAAAAAGCACGTGTTGGTGGAATTCAATATTCAGAAGGTATTATTGGAAATATCTTAAAGAATGTAAATCCAACTAATGATGACTCTGCTTTTTCATACTCTTCAGGTAAGTCTTATTACAGAAGAGTAGCTGACAGTGAACTTACATACGACAGGCTATTAAGTGACCTTGAGGTTATTTTTGACCCTGCACGTGGTAGTTCAGCTGATAAGCTTGTATTGTGTTCACTCCCTGTTATTTCATTTTTTAACAAACTAGGTGATGGTAAATTCCTTGATTCATCAATGGGTCATTCCAGCAATCCTTATCAGTATGGACTTGAGTCTCGTACTGGTCAATTTGGACATAAGGTAATGATGATTGATACTGTTCACGGTAGCCTCAACTTAGTTAAAGAGCCTCTATTCAGAGGTATCAGCGCAAGTTTTATGCTTATGGC